TATGATAATGATTTAATAGAATATTGTGAATTTTATAAAGAAGCTAATAGTTATAAAGATAAGGAATTACAATTTGATAATATAGAAGATGCGATAAGTTTTGTACTAAGTAATAAAGATATAAATAATTATAATAAATTTTTAATAAAATAAGGAATAAAATAAAATGAATAAAAATATGTTTAAAAATGAATTAAATAAAAAATGTTTATTTGAAGATAAATTTTTAATTGATGAAGTTAATGATAATGATATTAATATAAATAAATTATATAATGAATTTATAAAATTTAGAAGTTCACTTGAAATTATGACATCTAAGGAATATGGTAAAAAATATTCAAGATTTGAATTTGTTCAAGATATTAAAGAATTTACTTTATATAATTATAATGGATGTTTTATTGAATATAATAAAAATCCTAGAAAATTTTATGTACCATTATATAATAGTGGATTTGAAGGTATTTTATCAGATTGTGAAATATATTTATTTATACATTTTTATATATATGAATGTATTGGATTAGATAATTTAAAATAAAATAAAATAAGGAATAAAATAAAATGAATAATAATAGTTATAGGTATAACCATTCTTTAAATGATATTAATTACAGGTATATAGTACAAATTAAAAAAGATAATAATATTATAAATAAATCAGTTAAAATAGATTATTTAAAACTAGTTGATTTATTAGAATTAAAAAAAGATGATTTAAACATTGATTATAAAGAAGGTAATACAAGACAATTAATGTTATTACAAAATTTATTATTAAAAACTAAAGCATTAAATATTATAAAATGCAATGTTTATATAAATGATGATATAATATTATAATGATTCCAGATCAAGATTTTTTAAGTAGAATTTTAGAATTTAAACTATTATTTAATATAAGTTGTTATATCTGGATAATTATATTACTGATATTATATTTTATAATAGATAATTTAATTGATGTTATAATAATAAAAATGGAGAGAAAATGAAAAATAAAAAGTTACAAGAAGAATTAATATATGCTATAAAAAATTGTTATTCTAGTGATGTATTGATTGATTTATATGATTTAATTGTAGATTTTGATACTAATTCAAAAACAAGTAGTTTAAAAGAATTTATAAAAAATTATAAATGATTAATTATATATTATTATATATATTCTATTATATCCTTTATATCCAGAATAGCAGTATCCTTCCCCCTGATAATAATCAAGAAGTTAGATCTGCTATTATATCCTTCATAGAGCCATTTAATAGCAATTATAACCAGTATCAGTTATAATATGGACAGCCATTCTACAATAATATACTATCGCCTGAGAAAGTATTCTGTCTGTTTATCTACTTTGAGCCATGTACTCAGATCCCCCTTTTTGTGTGGCTCTTTTATAAATCCCTGTACCAAAAAGTATTTAACCAAAAAATACAGGGCTATATTATACACATTATATTTGAATTATGCAAATTTATATTATATTTACAAGAAAATAAAAAAAAGTTTTGAATAATGAAAATTATTATTTATATTTTAGTATTAGATTTTAATTACATAGGAGAAAGTCGTGAATAACATAAAAGAAGTTATATTAAAGTCAGGATTAAGAGCCAATCATATTGCAGAGCAAGTTGGAGTATCTAAAACTGATATATCTAATTATATTGCAGAAAATAGAACACCAAATCATGAAAGATTATTAAAAATGTGTAAAGTTTTAGGTTGCACCATTAATGATTTATACCCAAATGCAAAGAGAGTTGTAACTTATGACTTGGGAGTTGGAAATGAGTAAGCCAGATAAAGATCATTACATAGAAGAATTAGAAGGTTTAATTAAATATCAATTCGCTTATAATCTTATGATGAAATACTGGAGTTATATTCCTGATGAAGATAAGCAAGAAGTTGATAGAGAATTAAAAAAGATGGGTTTATAAATAACAATGGAGAATAAAATGACAAATAAAAAGCAAATAAACAAGGTTAGCAAAGCAGAATGTGAAGATGCTTTGGATTATTTTTGGCAAACTATGGATTTAGATTGCGAATCTGATAAGGTTCTTTATACAAAAATATTAATGAAAAAAGTAGCAAATTATTGTAATATAAAGTTGGAGGGAATTTAAAATGACAAATAAAAAAGAAAGTATATATAATAAATTATATAAAGTCCAGAGTGAGATTGGGGCAATCAGTAAAGATTCTACTAACCCATTCTACAAATCAAAGTATTTTGATATAAATTCCTTAATTAAACAAGTTACCCCTATACTAGAAAAACATAAGCTATTATTATTGCAACCTATTAAAGATGGCGAGCAATATAGTATTATATTTGATTTAGATGGTGGCTCTGTTGAATCATCATTAAAACTACCTACTGATTTAGATGCACAAAAAATAGGATCAGCAATAACATATTACAGAAGATATACATTACAATCATTATTAGGGTTACAAGCAGAAGATGATGATGGTAATGTTGCATCAGGTAAACATAACTACAAAAAAGGCACAAACGAAGGCAATATATCTAGTTTTGAGTCTGATGGGTTTGGAGTATAGTATGGTAGATTGGATAATATTTTTTGGAATAATAATAATAGCAGGAACACTAGCAACAGAACTATGAACCATACTGAAAATTATAATAAAAGAAATGCTTTTGATTTAGCTGAGAATAAGTGTGTTGAGTTTTTAGAAAATAAAGGGATTGATTACAGAAGATTGGGATTTGAACAAAACAATGATCCAATACCAGTTAAAGACTTTATAAAGATTCCTAACACATTAAGAAGTATGCCTGACTTTATAATTTTTCAAAGTGTTCCTGTATTTGTAGAGGTCAAAGGTTGTAAGGATATACTAAGGCTCAAGGACTCAGATACAATGTCTTACAAGTTCTGGAGTAAACTTCTCCCACTAACACTATTTGTATATTCAAGCACCTTTGACTCTTACAAACTTATACCTTTAAAAAAGATTTTAGAATTGCTACCTTACTGCGAAACAGATAGGTATCATGATAATAATAAGTTATATTATAAAATAAAATGGGAAATGATAAAATGATAAAAGAAATGAAATGTCATATCAATGATGAGTTCTACTTCTTCCTTAATTGGTTAGCAGATGAGAAATCATTTAGTGCTAGAGAGATTGCTGAAGTTGCTAGATACTACTGGAAGTATGAAAAACAATGGAAACAATATTTAGAGGAGGTGTCAGATGCAATCGAGTGTTACTGATTTTTATGAAGAAGAATGGTATAGTATTTGTTGTAATGCACCACCATTATATGAACTTTGTATAGATACTAGTGTTCCCCTGCAGATTGGATTGTGTATGAATTGTAGAGATCATTCAGTATTCGAGTTAGACAATGAGAGTGAGTGAGTATATAAATTGGATTACAAGAACAGATATCGGTATGGCTGTAAATCCTAAGCCTTATGATTATACTCACCTAACACCAAAAATGTTAGATAAAAGGGCAAGATATTTGTATCAATGTAAGTTAAAAGGGAAAAAACCAGTAAAATGAAATTAGAATATTATAGATGCAGTAAATGTAAAAAACAATGTCATAATAAAAGGACTTGTAAAAAATATGATAAAAGACAATATGCACAGAACTAAAGAAG